GACATATTCTGTAATAATTGTTGCAATCAGGGGTTCAATTATGTTATATGTATTTACGGCTGTCAATTCTTGAAGATTTCTGAATGTAATGTGAACCTCGACGTCTTGTCTACCCAATGAAACGAGTGGCAAATAAAGACCGGGATTTTGATAAAAATAGAACGGAAGGTTTGTGAAATAGGTTCTTCCCGGGGGGTAAATCTGACTTGTTGTATCATATTTTCCAGTAAGCAGCTTGAGTCCAGGTTGATTTTCGTAAGGTACATACAGATCATTGTAAATTTCAATAAATTCTCCTGTGAGCGTCTGAACCGTCTGTCCACCAATGACTAAATCTGCGCGATCTATGAGCCATGTCCCGACCGAGTCGTAATAATTATAACTGACCGTGGGAATCACGTTTGAAGCGACGGGATAAACTGAAATGTAAGTATTCGTCAAAAATATTTGTGGTTGAACCCACTTGATCAGTTGTTATAGTGATGGGAACATCCGTAGCAGTCTGAGTCACACGATGAGGCACGGTGACTGTAATTTGAGGAAAAAGACCGCCAATGCTAAAATTGTAAGTGGTGGTACCAAACGTGATACTTTTGACGTTATCAGATGACGAAAGTACAGCTGTTAACATGTACGTGGCAATGTTCGAAAACTGAAGATTTCCGGTCGTTGGATTAACTGATATAATTGCGGAGTTTGTTCCCGCTGGAAGACTGTAATTTGTTGTAAAATTCAGGGGGGTATTAGACCCTATGGATTGAACTTGAGCCGAAGGCTGAAGTAAGATGCCGTTGTTGGAAAGCACAGTCTCGTACCCCGTATATGTTTGAGCCCCTATTTGAGTCACTTCCAATTGTTATAGACGATGTAGAATAAATATTTGTGAAATACTTTAGGGTCGTACTTGTTACCACTATGGGCATGCTGAACGCTATGGTAGGATCACGCCCCTGCAGACTCAAGGTTGTGTAAGCGTAATCTGGGATTTGCGAAGTCACGTTCCATACTGAAACATTTGCTACATAATTTTGAGGAGATTGTGCAAGATAAATAACACCAGAAAGCATCCATGTTCCAGGTGAACTAAATATCATCGAGTGATCAGAACCAAGTGTTACCGTTGTGTTTTGAGGCGTAACTATATTTCCAAAAAATGGAACTATATTACTTGAAACTGGTGTATTTGTATTAAACATGTACAAATCATCGACAGGGGTGACTGTCAAGTAAGTTCCAGGTGTAAATTGAGTTACAATAGACGTTGTATTTGCGTAAAAATAGTACGTATTTGATGTGCTTGCTACGACGAAGGGCATCAAAAGAGGCATAGAAGGGTCTGGCGAAACACGGAAATCACAGGAGTAAGCAAATTGAGGCACGATTGGAATTCCGTTTGGGTAGATACTTTCATTTGGATCGGAACCATAAGAAATATTGAGAACTGAACCTGTACCCAATGAAAATGCTGCGCGGACCATATAAAATCCCGCATTTGTAAACTTGAGTCGACCATTAAATGTTACGGAGTAGGTTGAGACCGTGTCCTGATTTGCCCAATTGGCAAAATTTATAAAACTCTGAGTAGCTCCTGGTATAGAATAACTCACACGGGAAGATTCAAAAAAATACTGGTTCTTGTATTCACGAGGGGTAACCCTGTACTTTGAATCCAACCCGCCTGTTGAAGGGTAAAATCAGATTGACGAGTTGAAACTACGTTTGAAATGTAGTTTGCAGCCAGATTTGATGTTGAGATACTATTCGCAAACGCATTTGTTAATGAAGTTCCAGTTCCTACTGTATAAACTAAATTTGAAGAGTTTGTAGGAGAAACGGTACCCACCTTGGGGTCGAGTCCCCAAAATACTCCCCCCTGATCCACCTCGAGCGTCGCGCAATTTGAAAAAATAAATTGATTGAGGGCGTTTGAATAACTCACAAAACTTGCAAGAGTCGAAGAAATCCACGAAGTCTGATTGAATGTTGAATAGTATGTGATTCCCTGATATGGAAGACTAAAGTAGGTTCCATTGATGAGTATGTGAGGGTCATTATTTATCGATGCAATTATGTCCCACGCCCAAAAATTACCAGGGTCAAAGAGTGTCGGTAATTCAACTTTGAGTGTGAGCGCTCGTATAAGATCTCCTTTAGGAGGGATCCTACAAATGTTATTTTGACCATAGACAACTTGCTGATTTTGAAATGAAATATCATAGGCTTCAAGTACAAAGGGGGTATGACGCTTATAAACCCCTGAAAAATACGTCACTTGAGGCGAACCCGTGAGATATGCGTCCTGTTGCCCAATTGCAGCCAGCTGGATATAGCCAGCGGACATCTCTAATAAAGGAAAACATTAGTTTCCGCGCACGCACCCGCGTCTCAGCTCACTCTGAATTTTGATCACACAAATTAGAGGATGAGTCAGTTGCAACTCAGGCGATTTGACCCATCAAAAATAGGTGATGATAAGGTTTGTGTTTTTATAGGGAAACGTGGGACGGGTAAATCGACTCTTGTTACAGACATTCTCTGGCACAAAAAACATATACCAGCGGGAATTGCCATGTCAGGAACTGAAGATGGAAATGGACACTATAAACAATTTATTCCTGATCTGTTCGTTTATGGCGAATACAGAAAGGATGCTGTTGAAAAGCTACTCGAGAGACAGCACAGGCTCGTCAAGAGTCTGGGCAAGGACAAAGCCCCTTCCGTATTTCTGTTGATGGACGATTGCATGTACGATAAAGCCTTCATGAGAGACGACTGCATGCGCCGGCTTTTCATGAACGGTCGCCACTGGAACATCTTCTTCATGCTGACGACCCAGTACTGCATGGACATGCTTCCGTACGTTCGCACCAACGTGGACTATGTGTTTGCTCTCCGTGATAACGTCAGGCAGAACCGTGAAAACCTTTACAAAGCTTTTTTCGGAGTTTTCCCGACATTTGATCAGTTTTGTCAGGTTATGGATTCTTGCACTGAAAACTACGAGTGTATGGTTCTTGATAATACATCCAAGAGTATCCATTTCAGACTGTGTATTTTGGTACAAGTCGCCTGTTCGCAAAAACTTCAGGGTGGGTGGAGCATCCTTCTGGCAGTATCACCAGCGCTTCTACAGTCCACATGCTGCGAGTGGACCACAGGGATCTACGAGTGCACCGAAACGACGGGGTGAAACAGTCGTAGTGAAAAAGTCGCGGTAGCATGCTCCACTTAATTTCCATTTAAAATTCAATAATGGCTGGAGTCATGACATATGATCCGAGTGTAGACAGTATAATGTCAGCAATTCCTTCACAGGAAATCAATTTAAATGAAGAATTAGCTCGTGCAGCTTTGGAGCGTCAGCAGACGAGTCTCCCATCTGGACTTTCTCGCAACTCTAAAGAAGGTGAAAACAAGGCGGGACCTCCAACAGGTCTTTTGAGAATGCCTTTAAATGCGCCTGAAAAAGATATTGTTGAATCTCAAATGGCATCTTTCGCAACACCTATTGACGATATTATGCCAGGTCCAGGACAGATGATGCAGGATGAGATGATGGGGTCCCCCTATGTTCAGGCGCCCCCTCAGAACGGGAAGGCTTCGGGTGGTGATGATGCACCTCCGCTTGGAGATATGGTTCCTAAATTTCACGGTCCATCCGGTGAGGTGTCTCTGACCGGTCTGGCTGTGACTGCACTCATCGCAGCCATCGTGTTTTACCTGGCAAAGAAGTACTTGGTGGATGGACAGTAAGACAAAGTCCGAAGGACTTTAGATCCCCTCGATCTAAACTAGGGACACTACGTGTCCCACTTTGTCTCTAGTCCTTCACAGTATCCCCGCAATAGGTGCGAGTCCCTGTGGGTGTATAAACTCCCGAATCTATCGCAATCTTTTTAAGTTTATCAAAATGTTTCCAAAATTTATCAGTATGATCATATTCCGGTACTGACATGTGTGCCAACTCATGAATCAAAACGTACATTGCCGAATTTACATCTCCTCCATCCAGACAGATGTAAATTTCGTACCCTTTATTCACATTAGAACCAATTGGTCCGTTGTCCTTGTTCCAATCAAACGTACATTGCCGAATTTACATCTCCTCCATCCAGACAGATGTAAATTTCGTACCCTTTATTCACATTAGAACCAATTGGACCGTTGTCCTTGTTCCAATCAATCATGCCCGTGATGATGGAGGGTTTGCAAACGGGGTGCCAAAGTGGGTCTCCTGTGCGACGCAGAATTTCAAGCAAAATCCAGTACTTGTATTTGAGTTCGCTGAGCATTGCAGGTTCTTTATTCACTGAGACTATGTAGACGAGGACGACAAATAACATTACGAAAATTGGAACATATTCCATCTACTATTACACACTTAGATTTTCTTCCGAAATACAAACTTGGAGTAAAGGTCCGAGATGAGCCCGTTCGGCTGGTCGAGCATGGGTCCCCAGTAAATGAGTTCACAAAGTCGAGTTCCTCAAGGCGGTTCATCAGCATGTTGGCATCAAGGAGGGGTTCATCGCGTGCGCCATCCGCATAGAAAGGACCGTCAGTCAGCTTGACTGAAAGCCGCCGCCCACCCTGGTAGATGTCGAATATGTTTCCGAGTCGGTCGATGTAGTGACCTCGCTCGTCGGCTATTTTATTAGCTTGGTGATTGTCTGGGGTTATGCCGATGAGAAGCCCTCCGGGTTTTACCGCACACTGAATCGCCTTGATTGAATTCTCAAAATTTTCCATGATGTAGTGAATAGAAAAGTTGTAGCAGACCACGTCAAAGGGACCTGCAAAAGCCGCCTGAATAATAGTTCCATTCCCCAAAAAAAATACTCCAAAGTTCATTTCAATTGCTCTGTTCTCCGCCTCGGTAAGTGATTCGTCATCTGGGTCAATTGCGAAAACTCGCGCACCGACCGCCTTCCACTTGTGCCAGTCGCCTCCACGACCGCACCCACAGTCCAGAACGCTATCACCGCGGTTTACCCATTTCTGAATTAGTTCTCGCTTGCAGTTGTTATGAAGACGACGAAGAGCTTCCATGGTTGATTCTTCAACCAACCACAACCTTATAAGGTGACATGACACGAATTTTCAAATTTACTGCGTTTTGAACTTAAAAAAGAAATGTATAGATAGTTCAATATGGGTTCTCTTGAGCAGGATTATCTAACTGTTCCAGGGCAGTACTTTGCTTGCATTTCATTTGTCGGTCCAGAGCAGCCTCAGAAGAATGAGAAGCTGGGTATGAAGATTCGTGGGTGCTTTTCAACTCGTGATGAGGCTGCATCTCACGCCAAGCGTCTCCAGAAGGAGGATGCGCTCGTGGACATTTACGTGGTGGACATGTACAAGTGGCTTCTGATCCCACCCGACCGTGACCAGATTGAGGATGTTCACTATCAGAATGAAAAGCTGGAGGAGATTATGACCAAGTATCGTACTAACCAGAGTGCCGCGGCTTCTATGTTCGAGAAGCGCAAGCGCGACATGATGGCACAGCCTCAGCCAGGTCCATACCCATACATCGACCCCTCCGACGAGAATTCCAAGTTTTACACAAAGCCGGATGTGCCTCCCATCCCTCACCCAGCAGAGCTTATCGATGGTCTCAAGATTGAGTTCCCAGACCTGGATATGCCAGCCCTCGTAAAGATTGCTGATGAGCGCATCGCAAAGATTATGGAGGAGCGCAAGATGCCCGCCGTGTCAGTAATTGCTGAGGGTGACGAGTCAAAGGCTGAGGACGACGAAGTCCCCGAGTCTGTTTAATTTCGCTGCGAATATTAGAAAATGTTTTTTAAAGTTTTAGCTTTGGTGTTGATTGCGTTTCTCATGTATATAGCATACGTGAGGTTCCCACCGGCGCCAGCTAGAATATCTCAACCTGTTGCTGCGTACGACAATCAGTTTGAGGTATTTAGGGATATGGAACCAGCCGATCAGACTCGTGAGAATCCGTGGCTGGGATTTTTACAAGAAGATGTTAGAAAACACTT